AATTTTACAGAAAGAACTTTACTGTTTAAATTCTACCCCAGAGCTTAACAACGCAACATTTGGATATATACCACGATATTCTGAATACCGATACATGGATTCTCGAGTATCTGGAGAAATGCGAACAAGTTTGAATTACTGGACTATGTCAAGAATATTTCAAACTAACCCTCAACTTAACGCAGCCTTTATCGAAGTAAACAACCAAGAAACATCCGACCGATGTTTTGCAGTTCAAGGTGAAATTGGTGATACTATATACGGACACGTATTTAACAATATTAAAGCAATTAGAAAAATACCAAAATTTGGTATACCAGCATTCTAATGGCTTGTGATACTCCATTTAGAGTAATAAAGAAAGGCGAATGCAAAAATGGTAAACTCTATAATAACGATGTATTAGTTCCATGCGGCAAATGTCCAGCATGCAAAAAACGTAGAGTAAACGAATGGACATTTCGTTTAGAAGAAGAGGACAAGGTTTCCTCTTCTTCTCACTTTATTACTTTAACATACGATTCCGAATGTATACCAATAACACCAAACGGATACAAAACACTACAACGGCAGGACTTTCAAAAATTTATGAAACGCCTGAGAAAACGCCAAAAGACGAAAATAAAATATTACGCATGTGGCGAATACGGAGAAAAGTCAGACAGACCTCACTACCATGCAATAATATTCAACGTCGCAGATCCCGAAACAATAGCGGAAGCTTGGACCCAAGGATCTATACACTACGGAGATGTCTCTGGGGCATCAATTGCATACACTGCAAAATATATTGATAAACAAAAAAACATACCAGAGCACGACAACGACGATAGAGTTAAAGAATTTAGCTTAATGTCTCTTAAACTCGGACAATCATTCATAACACCAGAAATCAAAAAATGGTACAAACAAGATATAACACGTAACTACGTCACAAAGCTGGACGGCATCAAAATTGCCTTACCTAAATACTATAGAAATCAATTATTCACTGACTTGGAAAAAGAACTACAAGTCCATCACATACAAAGAACAATGAATAAGCTTAAACAAGAAGCACAACAAAAACACTACAAAAAATCTACAGAAGATTTTGACATAAAACTATCAAAGAACAAAATCATAAGACACAAAAAATTTTATCGTAAATCTAGAAACGCAAAAATATGAAAATTACAAATTGGAGAAATTACGATCCTAACGATCATAAAGGATCTATAAACGACAAACCATCTCTTACAGTGCCTAACATGGCAATGTCACTTAAACAGCTCTTAGAACGCTTTACAAGAGGTCAATCAATACCAACAAAAACACCAATCTACCACGAGGACGAAGAAGGAAACGTCATAGACCTACCAGACATAGGACGACTGAACAAATTGGACAAAATAGACCTTCTCAGAGAAACAAAAGCGGCAACAAAAGAGCATCAGAAACAAATGACAATTAAAAAACAGAAAAGAGATGCAAAACAAATAAAACAACAAATCGATGATATCAAGCAAGATGATAGCATACAGAATACTAAATAACTTAACACGTGAAGCAGACGACCCTCTATGGTCGTTTGTGCCACGTATCCAAACGAAAGTGCGGAAGGAACACGAACAATTAAACTTGTTTAACGGCTAATACATATACTTGATATATATTAGCCAAGTGACACCTCACTTAAAAAAAACAAATCTTTTACTTACATTTACAAAAAAAACAACACTATGCCACCATGGGTACCAGCAGCAATCGGAGCGGGAGCATCACTAGCCGGAGGACTATTCGGAAGAAAGTCCGTAAAAAGTGAAAACGAAAAATCAAGACAATGGAGTCTTGAGCAATACAATAGACAAAAAACAGATAATTTAGACTTTTGGAGACAAAACAACGAGTATAACTCGCCACAAGCACAAATGAAAAGATTACAAGAAGCTGGACTTAATCCAGCCATGATATATGGAAGCTCTCCATCTGGAGCAGCTGGATCATCACAACAAATGACTGCACCATCAGCACAAACACCACAATTTAAACCTCAAGATTACTCAGACATACCAAAAGGAGTATCAGACTACTTTGATATCGAAACAAAACAAGCACAAGTTGACAATTTAAAAAGTCAAAACACTGTAAATATGCAAACGGCAGCCTTAAAACAAGTACAAACTTTAATGACCATAATGGGAATGCCACAAGGCGACGAGATCGTCGGAAAGGAAGGTTCGTCAATGGAGGGAGGAACGACAAACATATACCAAGTGGACAAACACCTAGGTTTCTTTCCAGATGCCACTAAACGAATGTTTAGATACTCACAACAAGAAATGATAAAAAATCTGGCAATGACACAAGCAATACTAGGAGAACAGGAAGGTAAAGCAGCACTCGGAAACCTTAACAAAAAATTAGCAGAATGGAACATAGGCGGAAATTCGCCAATAGGTGCAGGAATAAATCTATTTATTAAATCATTACTTAAAACCAAATAACAATGCGTAGAAAAAGAAGCATGAAACGAAGAAGCAAAAAACGCTCTTCTAAAAAATCAAGTTCAAAATTTTATTCAATCTCAAGAGGAGGAATCCGACTTTAAAAAATTAACCAATGAAAAACATTTTTACAAAAACATTTTTACCAAAAGTCAAATCCAATACATTTGACCTATCACACGACCACAAATTATCATTTGGAATGGGCGAGCTCGTCCCTACTTGCGTAATGGATGTACTGCCAGGAGACAAATTCGAAATATCAGTCGAAAATATGTTAAGATTTGCTCCTCTAGTATCTCCAGTAATGCACAAAGTAGACGTATCTACTCACTATTTCTTTGTTCCTAATCGCATATTATGGGACAACTGGGAAGATTTTATTACTGGCAACGACCCTGATAACGTAATAGAAGCTCCGGTTATATACGATTTAAACGATAATGGCGTAGGATCTATAAATGACCATATGGGAATACCGGTTGATATTACAGATGGAGATCTTACAGCAAATGCATTACCAGCAGCAGCATATTTTAAAATATGGAACGACTATTATAGAGACCAAAATTTACAAGAGGAGCTAGAATATAAATTAAACGATGGAGACGATAACGATGGCGTAGCTATAAGAGCAAACGGACCTTGCTTAAAAAGAGCATACGAACACGATTATTTCACCTCAGCTTTACCCTTTGCACAGAAAGGAGATGCAGTGACATTACCTTTAACAAATAACGAGGCCGTAGATGTTACGTTAAAATCTTCTTCACTAAATCCTGTTAAAGGAGTATCGCCAACAGGATCTTCAATATCTGGTACTGTATCAGCTTCACCAGATCTTAGAGCAGGTCAAAATCTTATACAATTAGATCCTCAAGGATCTTTAGAAGTTGACATCAACGAAGAAGCAACAGACATAAACACATTAAGAAGAGCATTCAGATTACAAGAATGGCTCGAAAAGAACGCAAGAGGAGGTACAAGATATATCGAATCAATATTATCACATTTCGGTGTAAAATCTTCAGATGCACGACTACAAAGAGCCGAATATATTGGAGGCGCCAAACAAAGAATGGTAATAAGCGAAGTACTATCTACTGCAGAAACTATCGACTCATCAGACACACCAGTAAACCCAGTTGGACAAATGGCTGGACATGGTATATCTGTAGGAGGAGGAAAAACATTTAAATACTCTGCCGAAGAACATGGCTTTATAATCGGAATCATAAACGTACAACCACAAACAGCATACCAGCAAGGACTAAATCGTATGTTTTCAAGACCAGACAGACTTGATTATTTCTGGGAATCATTCTCACATATAGGAGAACAAGAAATTTTACAGAAAGAACTTTACTGTTTAAATTCTACCCCAGAGCTTAACAACGCAACATTTGGATATATACCACGATATTCTGAATACCGATACATGGATTCTCGAGTATCTGGAGAAATGCG